ATGCAAATTGAAGTGGTGGTTGCGCCGGCCGTCGAGCCGGTCAGCCTCGAAGAGATGCGCGCCTGGTTGCGCCGTGACGGGACAACCGAGGATCTGGTCATCGACGCTTTGATCAAGGCGGCGCGTCGCCGGGTGGAGCACGCCGCCCGCCGCCGCCTGATCGATCAGACGCTCGATGTGCGCCTGTCCTGCCCCACGAACGGCCGCCTAATCCTGCCGGTCTCGCCGGTCCGCAGCGTCGATATGGCCACGGCAATTGGCTACGATGGTGTTGAGGGCGCGCTGGCTGCCACTGATTGGCGCGTGCAGCTGCTCGGCGGCGTGGCCTGCGTCATCCTTGGCCCGCTGATCGCCGCGGAAGCTATCCAATTCCGTGTTCGCGCCGGCTTCGGGCCAGCGGCGACCGACGTGCCCGACGATTTGCGCCTCGCGATCAAGCGCCTCGTCGCGCTCTGGTTCGAGCATCGCGGCGATGAAACCGGTGAGCCCTGGCCCGCCGATGTCGAAGCCCTCGTTGCGCCTTACCGCGCGCCCCGTCTGTGAGGATCCCATGCCCCGCTTTGCGACGCTCCAGCGTCACCGCGCCATTGGCGCCCGCCGTCACCGCGTTCTGATTGAGCAGCCCTTCGAAATGCCCGACGCTGAAGGCGGTGTCGCGAGGACGTATATTCCGCTCGCCAGCGATTGGGCCGCGTTTGAGGCCGTGACGGGCGATGAGACTGCGCGTGAAGACATGGCCATCAGCGCCGCGCTCTATCGCGTGACGCTCGCCTGGCGATCCGACGTGACGCCGGCGATGCGTCTGCTGTGCGATGGCCGCCGCTATCTGATCCTCGCCACAGCCGATCCTGACGGTTGTCGCACCCAGCTTTCGCTGCTGACGGAGGAACTCTCATGAGCAGCCCGTTGTTGGCCTTGAAGACGGCCATTCGCGCCAAACTGGCGTTGGACGCGACGCTCGGCGGTCTCCTGAACGGCGCCTCGGTGTTCGATCAGCCGCCGCGCAATCACGCCCTTCCGTATGTCGTCTTCGATGAGGCAACAGTCAGAAGCGACGGCACCAGCGTCATTTCCGGCCATGAGACGAGCCTGCTTCTCACGGTGTGGTCGAAGCAGGGCGGCAGCCGCGAGGCGGGGCTCATTGCCGATCGGATCGAACTGCTGCTTGACGGCGCCTCGCTCGCTCTCGTGGGACATCGCCTGATCAACCTGCTGCATGTGCAAAGCACCATGCGCCGGGAGAAGGATGGCGCCACGTGGCGCATGCAGTGCCGGTATCGCGCGGTCACTGAAGTCCTCTGATTCCGCTCACACTTCTGGAGGGTTCCATGGCTGCTCAGCGCGGCAAAGACATGCTGTTGAAAATTGACAATGGCTCTGCGGTGTTCATCACCGTTGCGGGGCTGCGGACCCGGCGCCTGACACTGAACGCCGATGCGGTGGACATCACCCATGCCGAAAGCGCTGGCCGTTGGCGCGAACTGCTCGCCGGCGCTGGCGTGCGTCGCTGTAGCCTCACAGGGGGCGGTGTGTTCAAGGACGATGCGTCCGATGTGCTGGTCCGTCAGGTGTTTTTCGACGGGCTCATCCGCAACTGGCAACTGATCATTCCGGATTTCGGACGGATCGACGGCCTTTTCCAGATTTCGAGCCTCGACTACCGGGGGGAACACGCCGGCGAGGTCACGTTCGAACTGTCGCTCGAAAGCGCTGGCGCGCTGTCCTTTACGGCGCTGTGACGATGATGCGAGCCAACCGACATCGTGGTGAGGTGCGCCTGCAGCTCGGCCACGAGATCTTCGTGCTCCGGCTGTCGCTGGGTGCACTGGCCGAACTGGAATCCGCCTTTGGTGCCGGCGATCTGGCGGCGCTGGGCGCGCGTCTTGGGGCTGGCTCCCTCTCCACGACGGATGTGATCACGCTGCTTGGCGTGAGCATCCGCGGAGGTGGCGGCACGTTCAGCGACGCCGACATCGCCAGCCGCATTGATGCCGCGGACGTTCCACAGGTGCTGGTCGCACTGTCGGAGTTGCTTCGCCTGACCTTCCTGCCGGACGACAGCCCGCCAAACCCTCTGCCGCCGCAGGAGACCTGACACCGGCTGCACGAGCCGGCCTGGAGCCCGCGCCATCGGTCTTTCCCTGGAAGGACGCGATGGCGGTCGGGCTCGGTCTCCTGCGGCTTGCGCCCGATCACTTCTGGGCCATGACCACGCGCGAACTGGCAGCAGCGGTTGGCCATCAGGGCCGACCCGGTGCGCCTCTCGACCGGCGGGCGCTCGACCGTCTGGCTGACCTCTTTCCCGATGAGGATCCACCACCATGAGCCTTGAGACAGACTTCAACGAGCCAAGCGAGGGGCTGCTCAAGCTCGAACTGCAGATGGCACAGCTCAACCGGGTCAGCGCCACGCTCGGTCGGTCGCTGACCGAGGCGTTCGCGCAAGGCAGCGGTGAAGGCCGTCGCTTTGAACAGGTGCTGAGCGGCGTGGGTGCCAAGCTGATTGGCCTCGCCACATCGAGTGCGGCCCGGGGGTTCGATCAGATGCTCGGGCAGGCGCTCGCCGGCGCGCTGCAGCGATCGCCCACGGGCGTGGGCAACGGGCCGCAGGTGACAGCGTTCGCCGAGGGTGGCGTCGTGTCCAGCCCGACGTTCTTTCAGGCGAGCGGGCTCAACGGCGGTGTCGGGCTAGCTGGAGAACGCGGTGCCGAGGCGATCATGCCGCTGGCGCGTGGGCCGGACGGACGGCTCGGTGTCGCGGCCCAGGGCGGCGCCCGTCCCGTCAGTGTGCATGTGAACATCGCCGCGACCGACGTCGATAGTTTCCGCCGCTCCGAGGCGCAGATAAGCGCCGCGCTGGCGCGCGCCGTCGCGCGCGGCGGCCGCTCGCTATGAGGAGACCAAAGCCATGCCACCCGCCTTTCATGATGTGCGCTTCCCGCTGGAAATTTCGCTGCGCAGCAGCGGCGGACCGCAGCGGCGCACCGATGTGGTGACCCTTGCCTCCGGACATGAGGAACGCAACAGCCGCTGGGCGCATGCGCGCCGCAGCTTCGATGCCGGCATGGGCGTTCGGTCCCTGAACGACCTCTCGGCCGTCATCGCCTTCTTTGAAGAGCGTCGCGGCCGGCTTTACGGCTTTCGCTTCCGCGACCGGCTCGACTGCCGTTCCGGTGCGCCCGGGTCCTCGCCGCAGCCAGGCGACCAGGTGATTGGGACCGGCACCGGCACACGCGCAACATTTCAACTGACCAAAACCTATGGTGCCGCCTTCGCCCCATATGCGCGGCCGATCACCAAGCCGGTCAGCGGCAGCGTCGTCGTCGCCGTGAATGGCGTGGCGAAAGGGCCAGGAACCCATGTCGTGAACGCTGTGACCGGCGTTGTGCAGTTTCAGCCGGGACATATCCCGGCGGCAGGCGAAGTCGTCACCGCCGGATACCTGTTTGACGTGCCGGTCCGTTTCGATGCGGACGAGATCATCGTCGATCTCGCGGCGTTCGAGGCAGGCGAAATCCCGCGCATTCCGCTGATCGAAATCATTGCCTGAAAGGAATTTTCCATGCGCACCATCGAGCCGGGACTGAAGCAGCATCTGCTCAGCGGCGTGACGACCGTCGCCCGCTGCTGGCGTCTGATCCGCCGGGATGGTCAGACCTTTGGCTTCACCGAGCATGATCTCGATCTGGAGTTCGACAACTGCACCTTCCTGGCTGCAACCGGCATGGATGGCGGGGCGGTCGAGCACGAATTGGGGTTGGCGGTCGGCGGGGGCGAAATTCGTGGAGCGCTGACAGCCACGGCCATTGCCGAAGCGGATGTGCTTGCCGGGCTCTGGGATGGAGCGAACGTCGAGACCTGGCTCGTGAACTGGAGCGAGGTGTCGCAGCGCCTGTTGCTCGACACCGGCGTGATTGGCGACATCACCCGAACCGACGGGCTGTTTCGCGCAGAGGTGCGGGGGCTTGCCCAGGAGCTCGATGAGGAGCGCGGCCGCATTTACAGCGCCGGATGCGGTGCCATCCTTGGCGATGCCTGGTGCCGGGTTGATCTGAACATCGCCAACCGCCGCGTACGCGCCGCCATCGCGCGAATAACCGGGCCGAACAGCTTTGAGTTGGACGATCTTGGCTTCGCGACCGCTGGCGATTTCACCGCAGGAACCGTGCGCATCGTGACCGGTGCCGGTGCCGGCGAGCGGCAGGAGATCATGATTCACGGCCAGACGGGCGCAACGGCGCATATTGGCTTATGGCAGCCGGTGCTGCCGCAAATCGCCGTGGGCACGCAGGTTGAGCTGACCGTCGGCTGTGACAAAAGCTATGACACCTGCCGGCGGCGCTTCGGCAACGGCGCCAACTTTCGCGGTTTTCCGCACATTCCCGGCAATGACTTCGTCGTGTCCTATGCCCGCCGCGGCGACGGCGGCATGGACGGCGAACCATTCGTGCCGTGAGGCCGTGCCATGACCTCGGACGAACGGCAACAAGCCGCCCTCGCGGATGCGATCGTCGCTGCCGCGCGCGGCTGGATCGGCACACCCTATCTCCACCAGGCCTCGGTTCGCGGCGTGGGCTGCGATTGCCTTGGGCTTGTCAGGGGCGTCTGGCGTGAGATCGTCGGCGACGAGCCCGAGACGCCCGGACCCTACACGCCGGATTGGGCTGAAGCGGGCGGTCGTGAAACGTTGCTCGATGCCGCCAACCGATACTTCCAGCCCGTGTCGGCTGGCCTCCCGTTTGCGGGCGCTGTCCTGCTGTTTCGGTGGCGCGACGGGTTGCCGGTCAAGCACACCGGTATCGCAACCGGACCGACCAGCATGGTGCACGCCCATGACGGCGCGAAGGTCGCGGAAGTCGCCATCGGGCCATGGTGGCAACGCCACATCGCGCAGGTGCTGCGCTTTCCACTCGCGCCACGCTGAGGAGACAGCTCCATGGCAACACTCATCTTGCAATCGGCGGGAACGGCCATTGGCAGCGCGCTTGGCGGGCCGCTGGGCGCGGTCATTGGCGCTGGCGTTGGCGCGGTGGGGGGCTCTCTGCTCAGCGGCGCGCTGGGCGGCGGATCGCAGCGCGCAGGACGGCGCGTGGTCGAAGGGCCGCGCCTGCGTGATCTCGACGGCATCACCGCGAGCGAGGGTGCACCAATTCCCCGCGTCTACGGCCGTGCCCGCATGGGTGGGCAGATCATTTGGGCCACGCGCTTCGAGGAAGAAGTTATCACCTCGCCCGGCGGGGAAGGCGGGCAGCGCGGCGGCAAGTCGGTCGTCCGTCAGCTTGCCGGTGCCGTTGCGGGTGGCAGTGGCGCAAGCAGCGCCGCGCCGGCGGCCGGCAGCGTCACCTACAGGTACTATGCGAATATTGCTGTCGGCCTGTGCGAGGGGCCGATTGCCATGGTGCGGCGCGTCTGGGCCGATGGGCGCCTGCTGGATTTGGTTGGCTTGACCATGCGCGTGCACCGTGGCGCTGCCTCGCAACCGGCAGATCCGCTGATCGTGGCCAAACAGGGCAGCGCCGATGTGCCAAGCTACAACGGTCTGGCCTATGTCGTGTTCGAGCGGTTGCCGCTGGACATGTTCGGCAATCGGCTGCCGCAACTGACCTTCGAGGTGGTGCGCCCGGTCTCGCAGCTTGCGTCCATGGTGCGCGCCGTGGACTTGATTCCCGGTGCCAGCGAGTTTGCCTATCATCCTGCGCATATCATGCAGGTTCTGGGCGAAGGCGTCTCCCGCTCGGAGAACCGCCACCAGACCACGCATGAAAGCGACTGGCAGGCCTCGCTCGACGCCTTGCAGGCGCTGTGCCCCGCAACGCGCAACGTGGCGCTTGTCTGCTCCTGGTTCGGTGACGATTTGCGTGCAGGTGTCTGCACGGTGCGGCCGAAGGTGGAGCACCAGGCAAAGACCACACTGGGTGCCAACTGGTCGGTTGGCCCGCTGCAGCGCGCTTCCGCCGAACTCGTGTCGCGTGTCGAGGGCCGGCCCGCTTATGGCGGTACGCCGTCCGACGATGCGGTCGTTCGCGCCATCCGTGATCTGAAGGGCCGGGGGCTGGCGGTCACGCTCTATCCCTTCCTGATGATGGATGTTCCGGCGGGGAACGAACGCCAGAACCCATGGACGGGAGCGGCGACGCAGCCACCCTATCCCTGGCGAGGTCGTATCACCTGCGATCCAGCGCCCGGACGGCCGGGCACTGCCGACAGCACAGCGGCCGCTGCGGCGCAAATCGCGGCGCTGTTTGGAACGGCAAGCGCCACCGACTTCTCCGTTTCCGGCGACACCGTGATCTATACGGGGCCGGATGAGTGGAGCTTGCGCCGGCTGGTGCTGCACTACGCGGCGCTGACGCAGATTGCGGGCGGGGTGGATGCGTTCGTCATGCTGTCCGAGCTCGCGGCGCTCACACGCGTGCGCAGCGCAACGGGCGTTTACCCCGCAGTGGCGCAGCTGAAAGCTTTGGCGGCGCAGGTGCGCGTTCTGATCGGGCCGGCGTGCAAGCTGGTCTATGCGGCGGATTGGACCGAGTATGCGAGCCATGTGCCGCAGCCGGGCGAACTGCGCTTTCCGCTGGACCCGTTATGGGCCGACGTCAACATCGATGCGGTGGGGATCGATTGGTATCCGCCCCTGTCCGATTGGCGCAACGGCCTTGGGCATGCGGATGCGTCGGATGCCGACGGCCCGCAGGATGCGGAACACTTGCGGCAGCGCGTCGCCTCGGGGGAGGCTTACGACTGGTACTACCCGGATGCCAGCGCGCGCGCGCGCCAGGAACGGACGCCCATCACCGACGGAGCCGCGGGCAAACCGTGGGTCTATCGCATCAAGGATCTGAAGAGCTGGTGGGCGAACGCCCATGTGGAGCGTCTGAACGATACAGAGAGCGCCACGCCGACGGCCTGGGTGCCGCGGTCCAAACCGTTGTGGCTGACCGAAATCGGCTGCCCGGCCGTGGATCGCGGGGCCAATGGCCCCAATGTGTTTCCGGATCCAAAGTCATCCGAAAGCCTCGTGCCGCCGTTCTCGCGGGGCACGCGCGACGATCTGGTGCAGGCGCGCACGCTGGCAGCCACGATTCGGCGTTTCGATCCGCGTCTTGCAGGCTTCAACCCGGATGACAATCCGGAGGCGGCCCTGCCGGGTGGCCGCATGGTCGATCCCGATCGCATTTATGTTTGGGCGTGGGATGCACGGCCGTTCCCCGCCTTTCCGGTCCACGGCGAGATTTGGGCGGATGGCGCCAACTGGCGCGAAGGCCACTGGATCACGGGCCGGATCGAGGGGGCGCCGCTGGACGATGTGCTTCGGCAGATCTGGTCGGATTATGGCATTGCGGCACCGCTCGCGATCCGCTGCGACGGCTTCGTCGACGGCTATGTCATCGATCGGCCCATGTCCGTTCGCTCGGCCTTCGAGGGGCTGCTTGCGGTGCATGGCGCCGAGATGGCGGTCGATGCGGCGCAGTTGCGCATTTTGCAGGCGGGCCATCGTGCGTCCCATATGATCGATGCCGCGTCGCTTGTGCCGGACAAGGACGGGCGATCGCTGCGGCTGTCGCGCGTGCAGGACAGCGAACTGCCGCGCAGCATCGCCGTGTCGTTCGTGGACGCCGCGGGTGAGTATCGACGGGCCGCCGTGACGGTCACGCGCACCGCAGCCGGCAGCCGCCGGGATCTGCAGATCAGTCTAGCGGCCGTGCTTCAACGCGCGGAGGTGCAGCGGTGCGCAGAACGGCTGCTCTACGACGCGTGGCAGGCCCGCGAAACGGTGGAGTTCCGGCTCCCGCCAAGCCAGCAGCAGGTTCAGGTTGGCGATTGCGTGTCGCTTTTGATCGACGGTGCCGAACGGCGCTATCAGGTGACGCGGATCGAGGACGGGCCGAGCCGGGCGGTGAGCGCCCGTCGACTGGAAAGCGGGCACACCGACGCCGTGCCGACGACGCCTCCGCCGGCGAATCAGGCGGCACCCGCAATGGTTGGCCCGGCGCATGTCCTCGTCGTCGACCTTCCGCAGGCTCTGTCCGATGCGCCCGTGCTCCAGCATCTGGCGATCACCGCGGAACCCTGGACAGGCGGCTACGTGCTGTGGCGCGCGGATGGCGGCAGCTATGGTGTAGCGGCCGGCATCACCGCGCGCAGTATGGTTGGCAGCACGCTCACCATCCTGCCGCCCGGTCCGCTATGGCGATGGGACAACGGCTCCGCGCTGGAGGTTCGGTTTCCTCACGGTACGCTCACATCCCGCGAAGACGAAGCGGTTCTCGCAGGCGCCAATCTGATGGCCGTGCGGGGAGCCGATCTCGCATGGGAAGTAATCGGCTTCCGCACGGCAACGTTGCTGGGCCCCGGGCGGTGGCGGATATCGGGATTGCTTCGCGGTCTCGGCGGGTCGGAAGCGGCAGCGGCGCGAACTCTCCCCGCCGGCGCTGCGGTCGTGGTGCTTGACCACACCCTGACCGCTCTCGAGGCCGGTGCAGGAGCCATTGGGCGCACGTCGTCCTATCGGCTGTCGCCATCGGGCAAGGATCATGCGGATCCGATGGCGGTCAGCTTCACGGCGACGCCCGGTGGCGCCGCTTACCGACCGCTGGCACCGGTGCATCTTCGCGCCCGCCGAACGCCGCAGGGGATCAGCCTCACGTGGATCCGGCGGACGCGGCTGGATGGTGATGCCTGGGACATCGTCGAGGTGCCGCTCGGCGAGACCGTGGAACAGTACGAGATCGACATCCGCAAGGCTGGAGCCGTGGTGCGGACCGCCACCGTGGCGCAACCCGCATACACCTATGCGACCGCCGACGAACTGGAAGATTTCGGCGCAGCGCAAACCGAGCTGCAGATCAGCCTCTGCCAATGGAGCAGCGTGGTCGGCCGCGGTTGGCCAACCCTGCTGACAGTGCCGGTCGACTGACCGGCGCGAACGCAACCAACCACATGGAGGGCCGGATGGGCCGAACGCCGAAACTTGGCCTGCCGTATCTCGCGGCAGGCCAGGCGCAAAAGCACGTGACCGTCAACGAGGGACTGCGCCTGATTGACGGGCTTGCGCAAATGACCGTGGAGAGCCGTACCACGCTTGCCGCGCCAACCACGCCGGCGCCGGGTTCCGCCTATATCGTTCCCGCCGGCGCGACGGGTCTCTTTGCCGGTAAGCTCGCTCAGGTGGCGCGGTACATCGATGGTGGTTGGGAGTTTCTTACCCCGCAGGAGGGGTGGCTGGCGTATGTGCGCGACGAGGGCGCCTATGTGTGCTTGAGCGGTGGCGTCTGGCGCGGGCTTGGCAGCGTGCTCGCCGAGGTGAGCGTGCAGCGCCTGGCGATTGGCACGAACATCGACGCCAACAATCCGCTGACCGCAACTTTGAACGATGCGCTGCTGAACGCCAAGTCTGTGGCAACCGGGGGCACCGGCAACCTGCGCTTCAAGATCAACAAGGACGGACAGACGCGAACGGCGTCGCATCTCTTCCAGTCAGGATTCAGCGGTCGCGCCGAGTTTGGACTGATCGGCGGCGACGATTTTGTGCTGAAGGTGTCCAGCGACGGTGCGATCTGGAGCGAAGCGCTGCGCGTGCTGCCCGGCGGCCGCACGTTGCATCCCGCCAATCCGATGTTCCATGCGGCGGGCATGGCCACGCTGCCGGTGGCGCCCGTCGCTCTTAACTACGCGACCACATACCTAAACTTCGGCGACGCATTCGATCCAGCCCTTGGCCGGTTCACGGCGCCCGTTTCAGGCCGCTACCAGTTCTTCGGGTCCGCCCTGAAGAGTGACGCCAGTGCCGTTGGTCTGGCCTTCCGCCGCAACGGGCTGCTGGCATTCGGCCGCCACTCCTACGGCGGCACAACCGCTTTCGTTCAATGCCACGGATCGCTGATCATCAACCTGAATGCCGGCGATTATGTCGAGCAGTGGATCGAACAAGGCAACATCTGGAACGGCGCGGATTGCGCAAGCTTCTCGGGAGGTCTGATCGGATGAATACAGTCAGCGTTACTTTGACGGATGTGGAGTACAAGGCACTGTTGTGGGACTGCGCCGATCCGGCCGAGCTGTTCCGGGAGCGCGCGCGCGTGGCGGTGCGCGCGCTCGCAGCGTGTGAGGTGCAGCGCCGGCTCGCCGCTGGTGAAGGCATACCGACTGGCTTCACGGTCGAGGATCTTGCCCTGGCTTCGCCGCTCAAGGCCGGGGGCGTAGTGCCCATCGAACCGGGGGCGCCGGCGTGACGCGCCGGACGTTCGAGGTGGCACTCGCCTTCACGCTTCGCTTTGAAGGCGGGTTTGTGGATCACCCGTCCGATCCCGGAGGCGTCACCAACCACGGCATCACCTGGCGCACGCTGCGCGCGCATCGTGGCGTACCCGTGACCCGGGACGATGTGCGCACGCTCTCGCGGGCGGAGGCAGCCTCCATCTACCATGCGCGCTACTGGACACCTCTGTGCGCGGACGAGTTGCCCGCCGGCGTGGACCTGATGACATTCGATTTCGCCGTCAACTCCGGCGTCAGCCGGGCAGCCACCATGCTGCAAGGCATCGTTGGCGCCTTGCCGGATGGCATGATGGGTCCGGCGACCTTATCGGCGGTGGCAGACGCACACCCCGCCACAGTCATTCGCATCCTGGCGCATCGGCGCCTCGCGTTCATGCAAACGCTCAAAACATGGCCGGTGTTCGGGCGCGGTTGGCGACGACGGGTCGTTGGCGCCCAGCGCCGGGCCCTCGCGCTTGCCGCCGAGGCGCCCAGCGCCGTGCCTCTCGTTTCACGCATTGAAAGAAGGGATCTCCCATGACGCAGCACAAATCTCTCCACGAAAGCCGGACGCTATGGGCAAATGCGATCGGGCTTGCCGCGCTCTGTTTGTCCGCGGTCGGCTTCGACACGACCGGTCTGGACACCGGTGAACTTGCCGACAGCCTGCTGCAGGTGGCAGCCGGGGCGAGCTTCATTGCCTCAAGCATCTTCCGGGTTCTTGCCTCTCGAACGCTCACCTGA